ATAGTACATTAAAAGGACAAACTATATTTTTAGCAGAACGTGTTAGTGAATTAATGCGTCCTAAATTAATTACTGATAGAACAGTTATTGATGTTATAGCATTTGCTAAATGTGCTAAATCTATTAATGTTTTAGATAAAGAAGCGTTTGAAGATTATGCTAAATTGTTTGTTAATCAGTATGATTACATATTTTATGTAAATCCTATTGGCACTGTTATGGAAAATAACGGAGTACGTGAAACTGATAATGAGTTTAGAAAAACAATTGATTTCTTTATTCAAAGAATTGCTGATAGATATTCACATCGTGTGAAAAATTTTGTAGAAATTAGCGGAACTAATGAAGAACGTGTTAAAAAAGTTAAAGAGACAATATTTTTATAATATTTATCAGAAAAATATAACATGAAAATCAAAGAATTTAAATCTTTTATACGTGAAGAAATTATCGCTACTTTATCTGAAGCTATAGGTGTTGAATTAACTGGTAGAACAAATAAAAAAGCTGTAACATCATTTAGCGATTTAGCAGCTGCTAATAAATTTAAACAAGAAAATCCTAATATAGCAAAAATTACACCATTAGAAGAAGATGGATTAGATGAAATGGCTCAGGCTAAAGTATCTTATATCTTAAATAAAGAAATGAAAGATGAATTAGCTTCATTAATTGAAAAAGCTAAAGGTAATGTTAAAAAAGCATTAGAATATCTTTTAGAAAAAGGTGAAATGGTAGTTGCTGATGTAGCTAAAGAATTTGGTTTAAATGATACAGCTAGTATTAACAACCCTAAATTCAGAGAATTAATGGGTATGTTAAAAGACAAAGGTGTAGTATCAATGGGTGGAGCCGCTCCAAAAGCAGCAGTTGTTAAACCATCTAAAGAAAAAATAGAAAAAACAGTTAAAGCAGTAGAAAAAGATATTAATACAGGTGAAGAAGAAACTGACAACTACTATAAAGCAGGAGACGAAGACTCAGCGCCAGATGAAACATCACTTGATAAACAAGCAACTCAAAAAGCTAACAAATTAACTAAACGTACTTCTGAATTAGATATAAACTTAAAAAAGAAAATTAAAATAGAAGCAGAAATTCAATCATTACTTAATAAATATAAAAAAGCTGAAGGTGACGAAAAATCAAATTTAGCTGCTAAATTATCTGAAAAAAACAAAGAAAAGAAAGAAAATGAAGCTTTAATAAATAAAGCAATTAAAACAATAGGAAATGATATTGAGACAGGTGAAGAAGAAGCATTTGATGTTGTATAAAGAAATTCTTAAATTTTTAGGATACATAGGATTAGTGTTATCTATTATTATGATAATAAAATCATGTAATAATGAAGATTTAAAACAACAAACAACTATTAAAACAAAAATAGAATATATTACTGTAGAGAAAAAAATACCTCAATATATTCCAAAATGGAAAACACGCGTTGAAAATAAAATAGATATTGATACTTTTTTAACAAATGTTGATACATTTGCTATTTTAAAAGATTATTATTCTAAATATTATTATGAAGATACATTATCTTTAGATACATTAGGATATGTTTTAATAAAAGATACTATTAGTAAAAATAATATTACATCTCGTGATATTAATTATAAAGTATTAATTCCGAAAATTACTATTGAAAAAACAATATACATTAATAAAAGAGAATTTTATACAGGTTTTGGAATCACAGGTAATCCTCAGCAAATAAATTATATAGGCGCTGAACTATTATATAAAACCAAGAAAAAACATGCGTTTAGCTTGGGTGTTGGTGTTAATCAAAATTTTATTCCTGTGGTCTCTAGCCGAATGTACTGGAAACTAGGAAAATGAGTCAAGACTTACGTGAAGTTATAAGACAAGAGTATTTAAATTGTGCGAAAGATCCAGCACATTTTATGAAAAAATACTGTCATATCCAACATCCTCAAAGAGGAAGAATCATGTTTAATCTATATCCATTCCAGGATAAAGTATTAAATTTATGGAAAGATAATCCATACAGCATAGTACTTAAATCAAGACAATTAGGTATTTCAACATTATCTGCTGGTTATTCTTTATGGTTAATGTTATTCCATAAAGATAAAAACGTACTTTGTATTGCTACAAAGCAAGAAACTGCTAAAAACATGGTAACTAAGGTAAAATTCATGTATGAAAATTTACCATCATGGTTAAAAGTAACAGCAGACGAAAATAATAAACTTACATTACGATTAAATAACGGATCTCAAATCAAAGCAGTATCAGCTGCTGGTGACGCAGGTAGATCTGAAGCTGTATCTTTGCTATTAATTGACGAGGCAGCATTTATTGAAGGTATTGACACAATTTGGGCTTCAGCTCAACAAACCTTAGCTACAGGTGGTGGCGCTATTGTATTATCTACTCCTTACGGTACAGGTAATTGGTTCCATCAAACATGGGTTAAAGCTGAAGCACAACAAAATGATTTTTTACCTATTAAATTACCTTGGTTTGTCCATCCTGAAAGAAATGAAGAATGGAGGAAAAAACAAGATGAATTATTAGGTGATCCTAGAATAGCAGCACAAGAATGTGACTGTAACTTCAGCACATCTGGAGATATAGTATTTTACAGTGAATGGTTAGAATTTATTAACCAAACAACTATTAAAGAACCATTAGAAAGAAGAGGAGCAGACCAAAACCTATGGATCTGGGAACCAGCTGATTACACACGAGATTATTTAGTCACAGCTGATGTCGCCCGCGGAGACAGTAAAGACTTCTCGGCATTCCATGTTATAGATGTAGCGACTAATATTCAAGTAGCGGAATATAAAGGACAATTATCACCTAAAGAATTTGGTTATTTTTTAGTAGCTATAGCTACAGAATACAATCAAGCTTTATTAGCTGTAGAAAACGCTAACATAGGATGGGCTACATTAGACTCAATACAAGAAAGAGAATATAGAAATCTATATTTCTCTCCTAAATCTGATACTAATGTTACAGCCGAGACATATTTTAACAAATTTGAAAACCCAGATAATACAGTCCCAGGTTTTACAATGTCTATGAGAACAAGACCATTAGTAATTAATAAATTTAGGGAGTATATCGGCGATAAAAGCGTTACTATATAGTCTAAACGGTTACTAGAGGAAATGAAAGTGTTTATATGGAAAAATGGTCGACCTGAAGCTCAATCGGGCTATAACGATGATTTAGTAATGAGTTTTGGCATAGCTATGTATTTAAGAGATACATCTTTAAAATTTAAACAACAAAGTTTAGATCTTACACGAAATATGTTAAATAATATTACTTCAACTAGGAATTCTTCTTTAGGTGCGTATAATACAGCAGGTCCAAATAACCCATATAACTTTAGTGTTAATGGGCAACCGGAAGATTTAAATTGGTTATTTTAATATTTATAAATAAAAACAAATGGCAGATACTAACATTTTTACCCGACTAAGACGATTATTCTCAACTGATGTGATAATTCGTAATGCCGGAGGAAACGAGTTAAAAGTAATGGATGTTAATACTATCCAAACTAGTGGAGAATACTCAAATAATTCTCTAATGGATAGATTCAATCGCATATACTCAACTAATAGTACATCACTTTATGGGGCTCAATTAAATCTTAACTACCAGTATCTTCGCCCTCAATTATATTCAGACTATGATTCTATGGATACAGATGCAATTATCGCATCTGCGTTAGATATTATAGCAGATGAAAGTACATTAAAAAATGATATGGATGAGGTACTTCAAATTAGAAGCAGTGATGAAGACATCCAGAAAATATTATATAATTTGTTTTATGATGTATTAAATATTGAATTTAATTTATGGTCTTGGGTTCGTCAAATGTGCAAGTATGGTGACTTTTTCTTAAAACTTGAAATATCTGAAAAGTTTGGTGTATATAATGTTATTCCATACACTGCTTATCATATTATGAGAGAAGAAGGATATGATAAAGAAGCACCAGCCGCGGTAAGATTTAAATATAGCCCAGATGGGTATGCGGGTGGAAGTGGGTATTATGGTACTCCAAACTCTTATGGTTCGTATAATAATAACAAAGATGAAAATTCTATCTACTTTGACAATTATGAAATGGCTCATTTCCGTTTAATGACTGATGTTAACTATCTTCCATATGGTAGATCATATCTAGAGCCTGCTCGCAAATTATTTAAACAGTATGTTTTAATGGAGGATGCTATGCTTATTCATAGAATTGCTCGCGCCCCTGAAAAACGTATTTTTTATGTTAATGTTGGTTCTATTCCTCCAAATGAAGTTGAGAACTTTATGCAGAAGACTATTTCTTCTATGAAAAGAACACCTCTTATGGATCCTCAAACTGGTGAATATAACTTAAAATATAACCAACAAAATATGTTGGAAGACTTTTATATTCCTATTAGAGGCAATGACCAAACAACTCGTATTGAACCTACAAAAGGCATGGAATACGATGGTATTACAGACGTAGTTTATTTAAGAGATAAATTATTTGCTGCTTTAAAAGTACCTAAAGCGTTTATGGGTTATGAAAAAGACTTAACAG